ATTCTTTTATAGTTTAACCTTTCCTTTCGGCACTTAAGATGTCAGTAAAAAAAGCAGCCAAAACTCTTTTCCTACTCCTTTCTGCAACCACGCAGAAACCAGGAGGGTTAATGGATTTGTACGAGAGCGTTTCCACCACCAACCCTTAACTTGCGTTGTTAGATTTAAATTACAAAGACTAACACACCATACAAGTGTTCTTAAAATGGTATATCGTCTACACTATCAGTTGAACTTGCAGCTGCTGGTTTAGTACCACTTGCTTTATCTCCAACCATTCTGATTACACCACTAAACTTTGGTACAAGTATTTCTGTTGTAGTCTTTTGATTGCCCTCAGAATCAGCATACTTTGAATACTCAATCTCGCCCTCAACATACAACATAGTACCTTTGTGTACATACTTTTCAATAGTCTCAGCTAGTCTTGGATCAAACACTTTGATCATATGCCACTGTGTTTTCTCCTGATTAGTCTGACCTACCTTATATCTTTTGTTGGTAGCCAAAGATAACTTCGCAAACTTTTCATCTTTTGTCGTTACTTTGATTTCTGGCTCTGAGCCAACTCTACCAATCAACATTACTTTATTAATCATTAGTTTCTCCTATCTGTAAATTAGTTACTAAATCTGAATCCATAATAGCTTCTTGCATCTTAGTAGCAATATCAACTGTCTTAAACATTTTCTCGTCAGTATTACCCCATTGTTGCCAACTACCAAGCTCAGTATCCAAACTAAATTTTACTCTAGAATGAATATTATCATCTAACTCTATAGTTCCAGAAACATATATTCTAGTCATCTTTCTTTAGCTCCTTTGCTTTTGATTCATACTCAGCTGTAGCTTTCTGTACATACTTACTATTGTCAAACAATCCTAAGAATACATCAGCTGACATACCTAGATAACTCAAACCTTTTGTTAGAGCATCTGTCATAGCTTTCTTACTAGCTTCATCATCAAAACGATTTGTTTTACCTACAGCTAGTTTTTGCATAGATGATATTGGACCATACTTGTACCAGATATCATCATCATCTTTCCAAACTATCTTAACTTCAGCAGCTACATAAGTATCTGTGTAAGCATAACTAACATCAAAACTCCAGCCCTTACCACAAGGACCAAAAGTTTCTGTCATCTTACCGATCTGCCACATAGGATCTATCGAAGTAATATCTCCAAATCCTTTGTTAATCTTTTTTGTAAACTTAGGATCTGTAACTTTTAGTTTATCCCAAACAACCTTGTTTGCATTAACCATTCCTTTCATTGTACCTCCATACGATTATATTTTTGTTAAACTGATTCTTTCTTGTAACTCCAGAATCAATTATATCCTTACTGATTTTTAACTCAGTAAATCTTGGTCTTACTGATAATATTGTAATATTCAATAAGTCTGAAACTTCTTCTGGTGTAGCTCCATACTTACCTTTATTTTTTATTATCTGTAATACTCTAGTTCTTAAATATGGCAGCTTTTTGTTTATCTCAGTAGCTGCATCTTTGCTAGTGTTCTGTTTCTTGTAACCAGCTGCTATTGGGTAATTCAAACTCATACGCTTGTTCTCCATTCAAATAAATTCTTGTTAAATTATTCTCAACAATCTTACCATCTCCTTTGAATTGATCAAAAGCAACAAAGTCTGGTGGCTGTACATTTGTCATAACAAAATTCCAAAACATACACTCAGCATAAAACATTTGTTTGATGAACTCATCATCTCTTTCAATCTCATAGATCTTGTGTTGAGAATTACCAATCAATACAGATAGATACGCTTTGTTAAATCTTGTAACCATTAGATAATGTTGTATCTGAGGATAGTATCTATGTGTAACATCTTTGAATGAAAATGGACTTACATGCTTTGCTTCAAATATGCAGCCATCATCTGTAATACCATCTACACTTGCATATAAAAAATCTACAAGTTTAGATTGTAAGATTCCTGGTTTAAGTACTTGAATTTGTGTATCTTTTGTAAACCATTCTCGATTAAAATCTTCGGTTACAATACCAAGTTGTACTGGTAAAACATCTGATAAATCTTTAGATTCTTTCTTACCTGTTTTGATCTCCCATAGATCTTTCCAGTTACCATTTACAATCTCTTTAGCATCTGTACCTCCAAGACCTTTCATATCTTTACGTTCCATATTCTCATGGATAATAAAAGATACATTCATCTTCTTCTTCTTTGCCATAGTTCCCTTTCTTGTTTGTATTTACTTAATAAAAGTCTTACCACATTTGAGACTTTTTTGTTATCTTTAACATACTTACTATTATATAATTGATCAAACTCAGCAGCTTGTTCCATTGTAAAATATTTGTAAGCAAGTTTAGTAACAAATCTTCTTTTCCTCCTTATCAATACGATAGGATCTTCAATCTTCTTTCTTTTTACTATCCCTAATCGATTCAAGATTTGCTTCAAGTGTTGTACCATAATTGTTCTCCAATAACTTATTTAAGTACCAAGCAGCTTTCATTAAATCTTCTTCTCCATTCTTCTTGGTATGTCTTTTAACATACTTTACAATGTTAGCTTCCAAAAAATTTAGATCCCAATCAAGTATAACATCTGTCAGATGATATCTATTTTCGGTATAGTAATCTGGATTTGTATTATGTCTGGTCATAAACTTTCCTCATATACATTCTATGTCCTTTCATTTTATTTCTTTTAAAATGATTATTGATAGTATTAGTTAGATTCTCAATTTTCTTTTTAATCCAATCTGCTCCAACTGGTATTTCTGGAGCTTCATATTCTAATACATACTTAATCTTAAGTGGATGTTCTTGCGATATCCTCATCTTGATTATCTCCTTTCATATTCATGTGTTCGGTACAAAACCATGTACGCATATAGTCATTACTGTAAATTCCTATCTTACCACAATGACATTTTTGATGTACCTGTTTTTCTTCTGGTGTTTTATTCCAAAACCACCAACCAGGTATTTTTATTTTTCTATCTTTTTTAGCCAAAGTTCACACTCAAGAGCTTCTGCCCAGCAACAGAACAAGTAACCAGATGGTTTTCGGATTCCTACTTCCCACTTAGATACAAGTCCTATTGCAACATTCATCTTTCTATCCAAAGCATTTTGTGTCAATCCCAGCTCCTTTCGTTTCTCAACAAACTGAGAAATTAGCTGTTTCTGGAACTTTTCTGTAAGTGCATAAGCCATACAAAAAAATACCTTGATTTTCGTCAAATGTAAAGCTACGAATAGTTTTCAATTCCTTCTGAGAAACTAGGGTAGTTATCCTTTCGGCTGCCCTAGAATTTCTACTGGCTCAATAGCATCTTGCATAGCTCCAAAAGTATCTTCTTCATATTTATTTATTTCTTCAGTTACTTCTTGCAGCTGTCTTTCCAAAATCTTTTTAACTTCTCCAAGACTTACAAGAATATCTTTCAGTTTTTTTTCACGATCATGTAGATAATCTACTCTATCGTTTTCTTGTTCTTGATTGTCAAGAAATGCTCTACCCATTAGACTCATTGTTATCCCTTTCGTTTTCTTTAATTATAGTTTCATACTTTGCAACCAAACTCTCAATCTGATCTAAAGTATCTTGATATTTAGAAACTTTATAATATTTCATAATACCTTTTAGCTCATCAATAAATGTTTGTACTTCAACCATACTACCACTCACTTGCTTTCATTATAGTCAATACTCTTATAGTCTGACTAGGATCAGATGCATCTGGACTATGATACATCATAGCATTATCTTTATAGTCTATCTTCCAGAAAATCTTTTCTTTCTGATACATAAAGTTTCCAAAATCTCTTTCTCCATATGGATTGTTGTCCTCTGTAAAATTTCTATACAAAGCAACATTATTTAAAAATTGCATTTTATTTTTATCATTTACAAATATACTAGCTCCTCTAGTAATAAATGCTTTGTCTTTACTATTAGCTTTGAATAACTCTCCACTAATTAGTTTCTTACGAAGCTCGTCATTAAGAAGTGCAATCTTTGCAATCTTTGGTAACTTCTTATCGTTTAGAATTTTTTGATCTACCATCTAACCACTCCTTTTCATCTTTAGATAAGTTATCTTGATTCTCCTCAAGATTATTTAATCTAACTTTGATATCTTTAATCTCTTTGTTGATCTTCTCAACCAAAGCTAGATTCAGTCTTTGATCCAGGCTCGTTATCTGGCTCTCCAAATTCTCCATAGTTCTGTTCCTTTCGTTTGTAATCTCTATCAACATCACGCACAACCTTGTGTCGTTTATAATATCTTGTAATTATGTATGAGAAATCCTCATCAAGAAGTATTCGGTAGTACCAAATACCTCTACGCTTGACATAACCGTATGCTGCACTTGTTGCTACACCTCTAAGTACTCGGTAACCAAACCTTGTCGCTGTTCTGAATATCATTTTCATTCCTTTCTGTTAAAAAACTATAACTAGAACTATTACTTTCCACACAGTAATAGCACAAATCATCTTCAATATACTGATGTCCATTACACTTTGGACACACTTCTGGTGTCTCCATCTCCCTTTCTCCTTTCAACTTGCTCTTTACAAGCAATAAATACTGTAGTTATACTACTATTTTGGCAATAATTAGGCAATCTTTTCCATCTAGGATCTTTGATCATCTTATCTGCTACATAGAAATACAATCTCATATTGTTTTCTACAATATCACTATTCTTCAACATATATTCTGACTTCATCTTTCTCTCCCTCTTCTGTAAATCTTACAGCTATCTGCTTTATAGTTCTAAATTCTCCTTGAAGATCCTTACCATCTTCATCTGAATTAAAATCAAAATTTTTACTGACATATTTTGTACCACATATCACGACTTTACAATCTGATGATATTCGGTTTACTTTGCAAATTATGTCTTTTAGTTGTTCCATAGTTGGTTTCATATTATCCTTTCTTAAAGGGGGTATATTGCAACCCCCAATATTAGTTACTGATCAAACAATGATACTGTATCTCCAATCTTTAGAACTGGATCTACCTTGTGTCCATTCTTTGACCAAAAGTCTTTTACAACCTTGTTAGCTTCTTGTTTCTTCTCGAAACTGATA